TGAGATTTGATACCAAGCTGCGCTGGTAGATATAAACTTAAATTCTATAAGGTTTTTAGTTGCAGAAGTGTCATCATAATCACCAGCAATTTTATTAAACGTTCCAGCAGAGCCATTAATATTTTGTAGTGTAAGCGTATAAGAACCACCGCCCCCAGTTACTTCTAAAGTAACGACATCGCCAATCTTTACGTTTGTGAAGTCAATAGTTGCTGAATGCCCAGCAGTCCAAGTGAAAACATCTGCGCTGGATGAATCGATAGTTATAGATGCGCCAGAAGTCACAGCACTTGCAGCTGTGTATCTATCTTCTAAAACGTCGTGTGTTACTTTAGTTAATGCCATTTTTTATTTTTTACAAAGTTACTAAATCCCAATTTGTTGTTTCTTCATTCCATTCATATCGCTGTCCATCGTCTGGCATAGCTACTGGTGCTTCCCATAGGCAACTATCTTCATTTAAAACCCAGCTATCAAATGGTTTTGGCGGAATAAAAGCATCACGAGATTCATCGTATGTATATCCTATTCCTGCATAGTTTTTCCTTAAAGGTGTACCTCCTAAAGAATGGATTCCTCCTATTGTATTATATGATGTTTGAATCCATTTTCCAGGTGAATCATCAACAAAATTGTCAAAAAATGATGCTTCTGCTACAATTACTTTAACTACTATTCCTTGCTTAACTTTTGCATAATGTGCCATTTTTATATATTTTTAAATTGTATAAGAGCCAGATGATTCAAACTTTATTATAGTGTAATCGCCATCAGTTGTTATTGTTGGATTTCCAGTAGTAGCTCCAGTATAGTGATTAGTAGGAACTTTAAATATTACAACGCCAGAACCTCCATTTCCTCCTTGCTCATTACTGGATAAGTTTGTGCCAGCTCCACCTCCACCGCCTCCAGTGAAATCCGTTCCATTTGCGCCAGCGCCAGATGAATTTCCAGCTCCACCGCCTCCAGCTCCACCAGCACCAGCTGTTTTACCTTGGTAACTAGCTGCGCCTCCACCGCCTCCTCCAGCATAATAAGCTTGAGTACCTGTAATATTAGATTGAATTCCAATACCTCCATCTCCAGCAACGGTTGACGTTGAATTACCACCAGCAGCTCCAGCTCCCCCTCCTCCACCTCCAGGATAACCGGAAGGAGAGGCACCACCATCGTTACCCTGTCCAGTTGTACCAGACCCAGATGTTCCATTTGCAGAAGCTCCACCTCCAGAACCACCATCTGTACCACTTTGGACTTGCTCTTGACCGCCAGCTCCACCACCAATACAGGTTAAAGAAACACCTGTTCCTGTAACAGAGGAGTTTGTTCCATTAGCACCTTGAGATGCGGTAGTTGTACCTGCTCCACCACCTCCAACAGTTACAGTTAAAGTATTACCAACTGTAGGGCTAGATAAAGTTGAGGTTAATAATCCTCCAGCTCCACCACCACCAGCTGGATTGCCATAACCATCATAAGGAGAGTTAGCAAAATTATTACCACCAGCACCTCCTCCAGCGACTATTAAGTATTCAAGAGATAAAGGTAGCGCTGGACCAGAAAAAGAACTATTACTTTCATTAACAGCATTGTAAGCTATCCAACCTTGAGTTGCATCTACATAAACCATAGATACCCCACCTCTTTCATAATTTATTACAACATCATCAGATGCGCCATTAATATTGTCACTCGATGTTATTGTGATATTGTTAGTATCGGCAGTACCAGCGTAATCAACTATAGAAACCTCATCACCAGCACTAGGTGAGCTAGGCAGTGTTACAGTAATTGCAGCACTTGTAGTATTAACAAAATAACCCTCTCCAGCTGTGGCTGTAAAGTTTACTGTTTTGTCATCAGTAACCCAGCTAATGCCTCCGCCACCAGATGAACTAGGCACAATATGAACTACCTCTATAGCACTACCATTAGGAGGTGCAGTGGAAAATGTAACAGTAGTGCCAGAGGTTGAATAGTTATCTTTTGATTGGTAAACACCATCTATAAAAACTTGGGTATTGTTTTCAGTGGTTATACTATGAGTTAAATCAAATGTAGTATCTGATCCATCGCCAGTAAATGTATCTACCTTAACACTACCCACAACAGATTTTAGGTGCATTACCTCTATGTTATCAGTTCCAGTATTTGGTGCTGTTGTAAAAGTTAAGGTTGTACCACTTACAGAAAAATTATCTTTTGACTGGTAAACGCCATCTATATAAACTTGTAAATTGTTTTCTGAATCACAGCTTGAGTTTAAAGTGAAAGCTACTGTAGATCCATCGCCATCAAAGGTATCTTGTTCGATATCTAAAGTGCCAGCAGCACCTCCACCACCAGAGCCAGCTATAGCACCCCATTCTGTAGTGTAACCCTCAAACTGCCCATCTGTAGTATTGTATCTAAACATTCCAGCTACAGGCGTTCCTGGGCGCTGTGCAGTTGTACCATCTGGAACTCTAATTGCTCCAGTAGTATCTATATCTATAATCTCGCCAGATTCTGAAATAGCTGAATCTGTAATCGTATTTGTATCAGATAACTTTGGTAATGTACCAGCAGTACCAGTACCATCTACCTTGCCATCTAAAGCAGTTTGTAAACCATCTACATTAGCTATGGTATGATTATGAGAATCATCCGATATAACAATATTGTTATAAGTACCAGAAACATCACCACTAAAATTAGTTGTAGTGGTTAAAGCTGTAGAGGCATCCTGTTTAGTTGCTATTGAATTTGTTACTGTAGTGGAAAAACTAGCATCATCCCCTAAAGCAGCAGCCAACTCATTTAGTGTATCTAGTGTTGCTGGAGCGGAATCTACTAAGCCAGCTACCTCAGTATCTACATAATCTTTTACAGCAGCAGAGGTAGGTATCGTGGTATCATTATCATTAGATGATATGCCCTCTGATTCGGTTACTAATGCACTATCATTTATCTTATCGATAGTTACTGCATCATCCGCTATTACCTTTGTTGTTACCTTAGTAGCTGCCATATTTCTATTTTATACAAAATTAATGTTTTTTAGGTAAACCTTAGAAACTTATCATCACCAGCTACAATGAGTGTAGATCCGTTTGATGATAAACCTCTAGCTCCTGTTCCAATATCTTTTATACCAGTTAAATTCTCGCCATCTGAACTAAATATCAAACCACCCCTATCACTTTCAGATCCACTAGCGCCACTAGCATAACCTAAATAAAATTTATTATTAGCAAATATAGCTGATTCTATGTATCCAAAATTTTCATCACTAGTTGTTGTAGTTCCAGGCGTATATGTCATAACATTTTCATCATAATAATGATCCTCTATAGCTGTCCAAGTATCGCCATTATCATCTGAATAAATATATAAAGTTCTACCGCTATCATGTACTCTTGGCGTAAAAACCCAATTTCCATCGCCATCTGTTACTAGATGAGCATTATTAAAATTACTTCCAGATAATGTAGATGAGGTATATGTATAATTGCTAACACTAGGAAATGGTATAGCTGTATTTGTTACAAAATTATTATCTGTAACCACAAAGCATGGCGAATAATCATTGCTATTAGTCCATCCAATAGTAATCATTCTACCATCATTACCTACAGCTAATGGGCGATATTGGAATGTTCCTTGGTAGATAATACCTCCTGTAGAAACTGGAGTAAATCCGCCACTACTTAAATCCCACCCTCTAAAAGTACTATTATCTAAATAATAAACATGATCATCATAATAAATAGCATTTGATGCAGTAGATCCACCACTAGAGGAAAACCTAGTTCTATATATATCTAAATCAGATAGATATGTAGTATCGCTAATAGAATTTGGCTCTGATCCGAATATCCACCTAGTTAAATTATTTTGATCTACAGTAATTAAATAATCACCAGCTACAGTGAATTTAGATTTTTGATCAAATAAAGATGTTTTTCTAGTCCAGCTTATACCATCATCATCTGAATAATAAGAGGCATCTGTTACAGATGTTCTATTAGAAACAAAATGATACCCATCAAAATAAACAGCATCCTCTACATCTATAGATAATGCAACACTATCATCATCAGCAGTTATTGTATTAGTTAAATCATTAATGGTTAATCCAGCCGATTTGCCATAAAATTCTGTAATGGCGTGCTGAGGCGTTAAACCTATATCAGTAGATAATGTAGAAAGTGAAACATTGCTAAGAGATACGCCATACTCATTGGCAATATCTGAGAATCTAATTTGTCCGCTATCGGTTATTGCCATTACTATTTATTTTCAAGCGTTTCTATACGTTCTAATAGCTCTTTATTTGTTTGTATTAGTAAACCTATAATAGCGTTATAATCTACCGCCTTATAGCTTTTATCGCCCTCTAGCGATTCAATATCTTTTACAGCTCCTGGTAATACTTTTTCTACATCCTGTGCAATTACTCCACCGCCATTTTTACCATTCTTTTTCCAGGTAAACTCAACTCCTTTAAGTTGTTTTAGTTTATCAGTGGCGCTCTCTATTTCTTTAATATTATCTTTTAAACGCTCATCAGATGAGGTAGTAGTAGAGTAAGCAATAATATCGCCATCTACATGAAGATCGCCATCCTGTTCTAATCTCATTCTATTGTTTCCGTTGGTGTAGAAATCAATAGCAGTATTGTTATTGAAGTAGATATAATCAGTTGTATCTAATCCAATATGAGTGATCCCATCTCTTAAATCTGGCTCTATGCTAAATACGTTTGATCCAGATAAATCCAAACCAGATCCAGCAGTATAAGTGCTACCCTCTCCAGCAGTTTCTGTAGCTGTAGTTACTCCTGTAAGGTGTCCAAACTCATCTACAGTTACATTCTGGATATATGTTCTACCAGTGTTAGAAGTAGATGCTAGAGATGAAGTATCAGCGTGACTAAATGCAGTTCCAGTTAAATCTAATCCATTACCACTGGCGCTATAAGTTGTATCAGTTACTGTTTCAGTTCCAGTAGATAGTGAAGTAATATGCCCATAGGTATCAACTCCAATAGATTGTATGTAGGTGCGCCCAGTATTTGTGCTACTAGCTTGGCTAGATGTATCACTGTGGCTAAATGTAGTGCCTGTAAGATCTACTCCAGAGCCAGCACTATATGTTGTATCTGTAACAGTTTCTGTAGCAGTTGATAAACTTGTAACATGACCATAAGTATCTAAGCCTACTGATTGAATATAAGTACGCCCAGTATTACTAGAACTCGCTTGAGTTGATGTATCAGCGTGCGCAAATGTGGTAGATGTTAGCGACATTCCACCGCCAGCAGTATAAGTTGTATCGGTTAAAGATACAGCAGCTGTGCCTATGTTAGTAATATGCCCAAAGCCATCTACTGAGATAGATTGTATTACTGTGCCGCCAGAGTTAGTAGAGCTTGCCTGGCTAGATGTATCAGCGTGAGATAATCCATTTGTATCCTGGCTTAAACCAGATCCAGCAGCTACACTATATGTATTAGAGGTAAATCCTATTCCACCTCCAGCAGTTGGGCGTAAATTTTCCCAAGCGCTACCAGAGTAGGTTTCATATTTAGAAGTGCTAGTATTGTATCGAATCATTCCAATCTCTGGAGCAGCTGGGCGATTTGCAGTAGTAGATACTGGCAATACAAGTGCGCCTGTAGTATCTATATCTATAACCTCGCTAGATTCAGAGATGCTAGAATTACCTATTTCGTGGTTTGCTGTAAACTTTGGTAAATAGTTAGTAGTACCAGTACCGCTTATTAAAGTATCGGATCCTGGCGCTAAAGTTACTACCTCTATCTCTACTCCACTTTCTGGAGCTGTTGTAAAGGATAAAGTAGTGCCACTAATTGAGAACTCTAAACCATCCTCATTATTTTGATAAACCCCATCAAAGTAAACAGATATTTGATCTACTGAATCTACAGTATCTGAAATAGTGAAATCTGTTGTAGATCCATTCCCTGTAAAGCCATCTTTGGTAGCCTCTAAATTAACTGTAGCGCTACCACCTCCACCAGTTCCTGTAGTCCAAGAAAATGAACCATCGCCATCAGATGTTAAATATTGTCCAGATGTACCATCGCCAATAACATTCAACTCATCAGCTCCTATAGCGTTATTACTAACGGAAACAGTTAAATCACCAGTAGTAGTATCTACAGCTAAAGCGTTTCCAGCGGTTACAGAAGTAACTACATCATCATAAGAAAAAGTACCATCACCATCTGAGATAATAACTTGCCCAGCAGTTCCGTTGCCTGTTATTTTTAATTCACTAGCACCTACTGAATCAGCAGCTATTTTATCATCAGTAACTGAGTTAGATGCTAACTGTGAAGTATCTACTCCGCCATTTTTAATGCTAAATACTTCTGATGTTTCCGTAAGTGTTACCTCATCAGCACTATATGTAGTATCTGATGTAGTAGCTGTACTGATTGCAGTTATATGCCCAAAGGTATCTAATGTAATAGATTGTATGAATGTATCACCAGTATTTGTAGAACTAGCTTGAGATGAAGTATCCTCATGGCTAATAGTTGTACCAGTAACATCTATTCCATCGCCAGCCACTAGAGTTATAGATTCATCTGTTTCAGATGCAGTAGTAATTCCAGTAACATGACCAAATTGATCTAACTGGATGCTTTGGATATATGTTCTACCAGTGTTTGTAGAGCTAGATTGATCTGATGTATTTTCGTGGCTAAAAGTTGTACCAGTTAAATCTAAACCAGTGCCAGCAGTATAAGTGGTATCAAAATCAGTAGATACAAAATTTAGCTTTCCATTTGTATCATCATAGGTTACCTGGATATTTGTTTCAGTATTTCCAGAAACCATAGCACCGATCAGATCCTGTAGATCCTCAGTATTTACAGATAGCGTAACATCGCCCTGGCTGGCATCGGCATCTATTCCAGTTCCGCCTGTAATTGATTGCACTGCTACACTAGAAACATCAACCCAATCTGTACCAGTTAAAGTACTTTTTAGAATCTGCCCATCTGTGCCTGGCGAATTTAGAGAATCTTTTATAGCACCATCTACTCTGAGATCACCCTCTACTCTGAGATCTCCATCTGTATTTACATGAAGTCCAAGCTCGTTGCCCACCCCATCGGTGAGCTGCTTATCAGTTGCACCTATCTCATCGTTATCAATCGCTTTTACTATTGATTGATATGTATCTTTTATTTTATTGCCAGTGTATGATGCCATCTAAGTATTTTCTACAAATTTAAGGATTTTTAACTATCCCAATTATCCTCTATATCTTCAAATCTATCATTACGCCTATGCCAGAATAGATCTTTTATTTTTTCAATAACCTTTTTACGAAACCTACCAGCTTTCTGCTTTAATGTTCTCTGTACTCCTATCATTGTGGTACATGGCGCAAATAAGCTATTATATGCCCTTTAGTTAGTGTTAGATCAGTAAAGTTGCCATAAATAATCTGCCCATCTAAAAGATCATAATTAACTAAATCTGTATCACCAGCTGGCGTATCATTAGTGCCGCTAAAAGTTGCTGAAATAATGCACTCTATCATACAATAATATTCACCGCTAGGCGTTGTAAGGTTTTCAGTATTTTTTATCAAAGTGCGCATACCGAAATCACCAAAGCTCATTCGGTGAAAGTTATTAGCTGAGTATAGATCTTTTGTTGCCATTATTTCGTTTTATCTTTTAGTTTCTCATATGTTCTTAATCCACCTAAACCTAGCATCCCCATTAGTACTGTGAAAAGGCTGTTTGTATCAAACTCTACTGGATCAATGTCAGTATAAGCTATCAGCAATGGCATTACTATATAATGAAAGCCAAAAGCAGCTGCGCAAATCCAGCCGACCATCGGTCGCCAGCCACTAACAAAAACACTCCTATTCTGAGCCTCTACTTTATTAATCTCTGCCTGGAGTTCTATAAGGCGCTGAGGATCCATCTCTTTGCCTTTTATCGCCTCACGAATATCTAAAGCTAAACCACCTAAATTAGTGTTGCCTTTATTGCCTTTGCCCAGTAGAGATAATAAAAATTTAAACATAGATTTCATATGTAGTTTTTCTGCCTTTCTTTACAGCTCTAAGTACATTGCCTCGATTAGCTCTTGGACCTACATAAGATACATGAACCCAATCTGGATTATCATCATCCCCATGCTCCCAGATTAATTGATCGAAATCTAATTCATCTTTGATGTAATTAAATAACTCTGCATTAGTTTTCATACCAGTTGCATCTATATCAATAGCTTGCCCTTTGGTGTGCTGAGATGTACGCTTTGATCTGATTGCATCACAAAGATCTGGCGATCTATAAAAACTATTTACTCTGATCGGCTCGCCTGCCCATTCTCTGAGCGGCTCGAATACATTTTTGGCAAGTTTTTTCATGTTTTGCACAGCGCCCTCGTTTGGAGTATTCTCTATCTCTTTTTTCTCCGCTGTGGCTGAGTGAGTTGCTTCCCTCCAGCTGATATGTTTGCTGATAAATCTCATCGCTTATTTTTTTAGCTTTTTAATTTCCTCTTTGATATCGGTAAATTTATCCTCTACCCAATCTGGTATCTTATTTCCGTTCTCATCCTTAACAATGTTATAAGATGCTAATACCATAGCGATTGCTGAGATTGCAATAACTCCAGCGATAATAATCATAATTGTATCCATATTTATTGTGTTTGAATTAAAGTTTAAAGTATTTCCTACAGTTCCTGTTTTCACCTACGCTTATCCTTTTGGATCCATTCTAAATCTTTCATAAAATCTCTCATTTCGAGTTTCATAGATTTAACCTCATCCTCAAGGTTTCTCTGGTTTTTCCAGGTGTATTCTTTTTGATTATATTTTAATTTAGAAACTTCCTCCTCTGCAATAGTAATCCTATTTGAGAGTGTATAATATGATCCTATAATAGATGCAAACATAGCAGCTATCGTAATTATTTGGGTTAGCGAGATGCTGATATCAGCCTTTCCATCGCCATCGAGATCGATTCTACTCATTTTCTTTTATTTAGTTTATCGCTTATTTGTATAACAGTCCAAACTAATGATGCTAGTAGAACAAGCGTTGTTAAAATTGAATTTATATTCACTAATGATATCCCTAATGCTGATAAGTTAATTCCCCAGATTTTTAAATTCTCCATTTTCATAATTGTTCTACTCTGTTAGAGATGCTTAATACAGCTCTAAAGTACGTTTTATCTACACCATCTTCATATAGGTAGCTCGTTCCCTCGTTTGTGCAAGTGTAAACATTAAATCCATCAGCGCTCAAATCGAAATAATTATCTGATCTAGTGCGGATTAAATCTAATATTTCTGATGCTATTTGATTGGCTTGTAGCTCTCCGCCATCATCACCGATAAAAGATGTAACCACTTCAATTCTGGTAGCGCAATCTAGCATAAAGCTATCAGCATTCTGATCTACCTCATTAGAATCTACTGAGTAAACTCGTATATATGGCTCAGAGGCATCATTAGGCACTCTATTATAAATTGGTACATAACTGCCATTAACAGTAATTGCATCTGTTAGGCGGTTTATAATCGCTCTCCTTATGAAATGTATCGCCTCCATTATTTAAGTAAGTTATTTATTTTATTATCTATACTAGCTATCATCTTTTTAATTCCTTTGTTTACACTAGGATAGAAAAATGGTATCTCAGCTCCTGGGCGTTTTGGATTTTTACTACCAAACTCTACATATCCAGAATATGGTGCATCAGATCTTATCTCAGCTTGTTTATTATTTACTACAGCTTTTATATTTTTTCTTAGATTGCCAGTATCTACTGGAGCAATCTTTTTCATATCTCTAGCAATACCTAAAGCGCCTTTACCAATCTCTGTAGAAAGCTCTTGAGTATCTACACCTTTGAGCTTGGCTAATTTTGCCTGGAGCTTGTTATAATCCGATTTATTTAATTCTACTCTCATTAATCTAATTTAACCGCTTGCACTACAGTAAAAAAATCCTGTTTACTGTCATAGATTCCGCTTATTCTATATAAACCATCTTTGCCCTCTATCTTAATTAGATCATTATCCAGGATTTGATCTGCTGCCTTTTTCCTTAGCTCTAATTCAATAAAAACCTGGCGACCTCGTTTACCCTCAGTATCTGTTATATCGCCCTTTACATCCTTTTTGTTTGCCCATAGCGTTTCTACAGTTGCATTTGTGGAAGTAGTACCGCCAAACCCATCAGATGTTTTGGTTAATCTTTTTACTTCGATTCTAGTATTTAATCTACCAGCTCCCATTTAGAAATACATCGTTTTAAATGATTGCAAAATATCTTTAGTTTTTACTGGAACTTCATTTACAGCGCCCTCTACAAAATCAGCTCTGTAATCATAAAGGCTCGATACTAAATGTAATATAGCGTGTTTTACAAGCTCATGAGTTAATCCGCTAGTAATATAGGTTACCTTTACCTCTTTAGCTGGTAGTGATCCTATTTGGATAATAGTATCATCTAAACCATAGGTATCATAATCTACAGCAGTTCCCTCAGATGTAACTGATGAAATTGAGGTAATGGGCGCAAATGGCAAAGTAAAGCGCTGATCAACTTCCTGGAGGTAGAATGTTCTATTTTTTGCCACTATATCTTTTCCAATATAGTTTTCGCACCATTCTCTAGCAGTTGTAATCATCTGATCTATGATAGTATCATCTGCGCTAGTATCGATGCGAACAAAATCTTTTACATTCTGAGTAGTTACTACTTCACTGCCAGTTACAGAGTTGATCTTAATATCGTGCATTATTTCTTAGCTTTAGTGGTACGCTTTTTAGGAGTTTTAGCTTCTTTGGTTTCCTTTACTGCTTTCTCCTCTTTATACTCCTCACCGATACCCTTTATGATGTATTGGCGTGCTACTTTAGGATCCAGCTCTAAGATTTCACCCTCTTTGCGCCACCCAGCACCAGAGTAAACATCTTTAATCATTTTAATTTTCATAATGAATATATTTACTACAAAGATAAAAAAAAAGCGCCACTGTAATTGTAGCGCTTTAATAGTAAACCAAACAAACTATGATAGAAAAAATTTTCTACTCAAATGCAAAGTTATTAAAATATTTTTTGTTCTTACCAGTTAGCGAAACTCTTATCGATTGCATTTTTCCAGTATTTTTAAAAATAAACCACCCATTATAGAAATCACTCCATACCGCAAAATAATCAATGCTATCTTTAGTGTAGCTACGTTTATTGTTTTGGATAGGTACATTAACGCTATTCTGGCGATCATTAGAGGGAGTTTTTGTAGATGATTTTATTTGAACCTTTAGGAGGCGATGCCCTGTATCCACTATACAATCGTAAAGGGATGAATCTATAAGAGGCATGGATACCTGGTAGTTACGTTTCATGCACTCAGTGGCGAATAAGTATTCCGCCAAACAACCTCTCTGGTTATTGTCCACGAACTCAAAGCTACAAAAAAAACCCTAGATAGTATTTTACCTAGGGTTTACTTCAAATGAAAAAAGAACAAAACATCACAGCATAAATGCCTCAAAGCAAGTTGCGCTGCAAATATCTTCACCATACGTTGGGCGATCACAAACTCTGCAATAGCCTCCCTCGTAATCATCTGGCGGTGTGTGCGGATAAAATTCCATACCTATCTCTTTTTAATTTCCTCTAGCCTATCGGCAAAATCCCATATCTTATCACTAAGATACAAATAATCTGCTGGCTTCATTTTGCTCACCAGATTCTCAATGCTTTTTAAATAAAAATCATACGGATCATCCATTGTTATATCGTATTAAAGTAAATGAAATCAAAAACATAACTATGGCATCCCATATCGCCTGGAATCTAATGCCCAGGGAAAATCCCCAGGCAATAAATCCCACTATTAAAACAATCCTTACCCTTTGCTGCAAATCCATAATTTATAAATCGTAATAGATAAAAAGTATTAAATCTAAAAAGGCATACATCGAAACATAAGCCATAACATTAAAAACTATTGCGCCTAAAATAATCTTAGGCTTTGTTAGCTCTTCTAAAACTTCCCACTCCGTAGAGTTCGTGATTTTGTGAATTAATTTTTTCATAATAATTAGTTTGATTTATTCAAAAGTAATAAAATATTATCATATTGCAAAAATATTTACAATTTATTTCTATAAAGCAAAAAAGGGCAACCAATTAAGGCTACCCTCTTTATCATAATTCTCACTATGCTATTTAGCTATATCTACTACTTATGCAGTTTCTAAAGCGGCTTTAGCAGTTGAGAAAGTTCCTTGTACAATCGCATTAGGCAAATAATTAGTAAGTGCCAATCTCTCCATGGCCCGGACAGTTACGAAGTTTTTCTGGAAGTTATCGCTGTCCTCGCGAGAAAATTCTACAGCTAGGTTTTCTCTGATCCAGAGTTGGCTAGCTTGGCGTAGATTTCCTACTAAGAATTTTCCAGCTGTTACAGCAGTATTAACTGTTACAGGGATACCATTGATTGTTGGCTGTAAACCGCTAAAGATTTGATTTCTCAAATACTCATTAGCAGTAGATTTCAACAAGATCATTTTGTGTAAATCAGTTGGATTTAAAAGGATTGTATCCGCCTGGTAGTTAGCTAGTGCTAGTTGGTTTAAAGCAACTGTAAGCACGTCAAACTCATTAGCTGATTCAATAGCTAAAGCAAATCCGCCAGCAGCAAATGCAGTTCCATCAGTGAATAATCCATCTAAGTTTGGCGATGATCCATCTCCATTTAAGATTTCATTATCCTCTACAGAAAGTACTTTTTCTGGTACTCTAGCTGATAGATATGATGTTAATTGCTTAATATCATCTAGCATCTCTCCAGTGATTCTCATGTAAGTACCGATTTTCTCGACATTTACAGTAGATGCAGCTAGATCGAAATCTGATTGTCCAAATGCAGCAGCCTCAGCAGTAGCAGCAGCTCCATCAGAGTAAGCAGTTTCTTTAGGGAAACGGATAGTTTGTGCATCAGTTGATCCTAAAGGTAGTAAAGAGCGGATATGTACTGAGCGGCTAGGATCATATTTAATTTGATCTACGATAGTTTCAGCAGCAACAACTCCTGTAACATCAGCGCCTAAGCTCATATCTGCTTTCACTTCAAAGCGAGCAGCGTTAGCGTTTCCTTTTACCATTGCATCGATAGCACCATCTTTAATAGCTCCCTCGATAGCTGATTTGAATGATTGAGGAGTAGCTCCAGATGCAGTTTTCTTAGCAGCCATTTCCATCTCATCCATTCTCTTGTTAAGAGCATCGCTCTTCTCTACATATTGTGTAGTTAGGTTTTCAATCTCTGATTTTAGAGATGATTCCATTTCACCTTTAGCGTTATCTTTCGCCTGGTTAAATGCTTTCTCGATTCTCTCATCAACTATGTTTCCGATTTGATCGAGTTCTTTTTTAATGTTATCCTCCATGATTATTTTTT